GACGTAAAGAAAAGAGGGCAAAGAAAATGACACACATTGAACAAAGATTTTATGGAACATGTACAAAAAAGAATTTATTGTGGAAGGCTAACATGGTTAAGGAAAGGTTTAACAACGCTAACTTTAAAGAGAAGAGAAGTGGATGGCAACAGAAAATAAATAGGGTTGAAGTTGTAGATCATGGTACGGCTGTTTATTTTTGGTGTAGTCATATGAGTAATTTCGTTGTTTATGGTGGTTCTAAAAAAGGAACGTATAACAAATCATGTGATATGTTATTGCATATTTGTTTCGAAGAAAATAAAGATTATATTAGTCTTAGTGATTTTATTGTAAAGAAGTGAGGTAATAAGCATGTCTCGAATTTATAAGCATGGGCATTATCCTAGTGACTTAACTATGGATAATGTGAATAAAATTGTTGATGTCGTTGAAACGTATCTATGTAATTATAAGCTAGCGTTTCATCTTGTTTATCAAAGACGGCACTTAATTAGAATGGATATTTGCAAATTAGGTTCAAGATCCATTATAGCCTCATATTCGTTTAGATATGAGATGTTAACACTTGTTAAACGTAAGGTATTTCAAGGTGTTGTTTCACTTGGTGATATGATTCAAGAAAATGAAAGACGAGGATATAATTATGATTAGTAATTTAATCATTGCAAGTTTTATAATTTGGGTGTTATTATCTGTATATCAAATATATCAGCACTGCAAAGGAAACTTTAAATATTATAAAGTGTCAAACAGATACATAAATTTCATTATATTATTAATCATAATGTTAGTTATGTGGTTTGTGTTAATAAATATGCAAATTGATGAATTATTGGAGGTGCGACATGTAAAATGTTGATGAGTTATGACTTCTCTATAAAAGCGTATAGGTTGTAAAAGTGTTGTTATGCTGATTTCAAAATTAAACAACTTGAAATAATTTAATTAAAAAAGCAATGTTAAAATTAAAAGGAGAAAATTAAAATGGAAAATGAATTAATGACAATGGAAAACAATGGTTTAGTAGTTACTGATGATATGACACATGAACAGCGTGTTAACTTATTCAACGCTGTAAATAATGCAGAAGGTTTATCAGATCAAGTCGGTAAAGATTTATTGTTAACGGGTTACATTGTTCAAGACGTTGAAAAAGAAAATGAGAAAACAGGTGAGATCATTTGTTCGAAATTAATCACTGTTATTGATAAAGATGGTAAAGCTTATACTACAAATAGTAAACCTTTCTTGCAATCATTGAAACAGTTAAAGCAGGTATTTAACTACGATTGGACGAAAGAACCGGTATGTGTGACAATCATTCAGAAAAAATCAAACTCAAGCTCAAATAAATATTTAAGCATGGCTGTAAAATAGCCTAATAAAATAAGGGTGTTAGCCAAACACCCTTTTATTTTTTGACTTAAAAGGGGGTGTTTAAATTGGTTAAGATGAGAAAGTCAACAAGAGACGTTAAGCGATTGAGAAATGCTATAGCAAGCGCAAAAAGAACCGCAACAAAGGCCCAAAACATGGGGCAGGATGTTGTATTTAATGATATCCGCACCATAAAAGATTTTAATGATCGTAAAGAATTTAATAAATATTTACGTTCTATTGAACGATTCAACAAAGAAAATCGTTATATTCAAAATCAATACGGTGTTGTTTTTAATCGTAATGACATTGAAAAAGCAAATAAATTGATAGATAAACAGAACAAACAGAAAAAGAAATTAATACGAACTGTAGGTTTAAATACATTAAAAGAAACTAAAGGTGGTATTTCAACGGGTGTTTCTGTTAGGCAGGCTTTATCAGTATTAAAAGATGACAGAGGAGGTTTTTTCGAACCTGTTCATCATGTAAATATTCAATCATACCGTTATCCGAAACAGTTGGATAATCGAATTGAAAGTTTAAAAGAAAATACGAAAAAGAAAAACAAGAAAATTACTACGTTTAGAGAAAATTATAAAACTGCTATTGGTAAACAAATACGAGGTCATAATATAACAGAAGAAGAAGGACAAGAAATTTTAAAAGATATGGAATCGTTATCGGATAAAGAACTTCTTAAATGGATATATCAAGAACGAAAAGCGATTGATACATTTAAATATTTGGATTTAAGCCGCGAATATACGGAAAATCAAAAATTTGTTAATGAACAATTAAGTAAGGCTATCAGAGAAGATCTAAGCGATGTAAGAGATAGTTTAGCTGTATTTACCGGACGTGCCTATATTGATGGTGGAACAGTTAAGTATAAATAATGTGAAGGGGGCTGTGGTATGTCAAAGAAAAAAGAGCCTAAAGAAATTTGGGCGTGTGATTTTGAGACTACAACCGACCCTTTAGACTGTAGAGTTTGGGCATGGGGTGTAAGCTTTGTTAGTGATTCAAGTATAAAAGAATATGGGAATAGTATTGACGGTTTCATTGAATGGTGTAAACAGAAAACACGTAAATTATATTTTCACAATTTGGCTTTTGATGGTGAATTTATTGTTAGCTGGTTATTAAGTAATGGATATGAGTATTCGGACAAGGCTAAAACAGGGTGTTTTAAAACAATAATCTCTAATACTGGTCTGTGGTATTCCATTGAGATATGGTGGAAATATTCAATTTATCGGTCAACTAAAACGACTATATGGGATTCGTTTAAGCTTATTCCTTTTAGTATTGAAAAGATCGCACATGATTTTAATTTACCAATCCGAAAATTAAAACTAGATTATAAAGCTAAGCGTGAGAAAGGCCACGAGCTTACACCACATGAGATTGATTATTTATTTAATGATATTGATATTGAAGGTATGGCACTGAATGAATGTTTCAAACTAGGATTTAACAAAATGACGGCAACTAGCTGTAGTTTTGAGGCATTTAAGAAAACTTTACCAATGGCATTCGAAAAGATTTTTCCAAAACTAGATATGATTGTTGATAGTGATTTAAGACCGGCTTATGCTGGTGGATTTGTTTGGGCAAATCCGGAACTAAAAGGAAAAGAGATTGGACAAGGTATTGTATTTGATGTGAATTCTCTTTTTCCTTCTCGTATGTATTACGAATTATTACCTTATGAAACACCTGTTTATTTTGAGGGTGAATATCAACAGGATGATGAATACCCATTATGGGTTGGTGTTGTGAGTTTTGCTTTTGATATTAAAAAAGATCATATTCCATGTATTAGTTTGGATAAGTTTAGTCGATTTTTTGGCAGTAAAAAATATGTAGACAGTTCAAATGGGGATATTGTAAGAATGACTGTAACGAGTGTTGATTGGGAGTTGTTCAATGATCAATACGATATTTATGATGTTGAGTTTATTAATGGTTATAAATTTAAGGGATGTGTAGGTATCGCTAGACAGTTCATTGATGAACAAATGGAAGTTAAGAAAAACTCGAAAGGTGCACAGAGATTTATCGCGAAAAGACAGTTAAATTCAGTCTATGGAAAATTTGCGACAAACCCGAATGTCACACCTAAGATTCCATTTATTGATAAAGATGATGGAGTGTTAAAGTTACATGATCCTATGTATACAACTTTTGAAGATGGAGAAGTGAAAGAGGTTATTGACGAACAATTTCGCGATCCTATTTACCTTCCTTATGGCGAATTTGTTACCGCCTATGCACGTAAATACACAATTAGTACCGCACAAAAAGTATGTATCCATAGAGTCGCATATATTGATACGGATTCAATCCATTTAGTAGGTACACAAGTTCCGGATGCTATTAAAGATATTATTGACGATAAAGAACTTGGTTATTGGGGTTTAGAATCTGTATTTAATCGTTCTTATTTTATTGGTGCAAAATCTTATGTTGAAGAAATCGAAATTAGTTATAAGGACTATGTGGAACATCAGCAGGAGTTTATTAGTGAAAACGATTGTAAAGATAAGTTATATTATATTCGTGAGGGTGTTTGTTATTATTTAAATGTAAAGTGTGCTGGTATGACGCAAAAGGCTAAACAGAATGTAACATATGACAACTTTAGAGTTGGTAATGTTATTAATGACTGTTTGAAAAAAACACATGTGCCAGGTGGTATTGTATTAGTCGATAGGCAATTCAGCATTAAAAGTAGGTAAGGAGGTTGATAAGGTGATAAGTGTTTTAAGCGTTATAATAAAGTATTTAATTATGGCATTTTGCTGTTTGAGTGTGACATTTCTATTTGTAATATATGTTATAGGAATGGCATTAGTGATTATTTGGATTATAAAGGAGTGATATTATGAATTTGTTATTAAATATAGTAGTTGTTGTTTTCGTTGGTTTAATTATTGATTATAGTTACACCAATTTACGCAATGAAAATAAAATCTTACGAAAAGATATTGATGAACTACAATACAAGTTGTTAACTTATGAAAATGGTGGAATATTTGAAGAGTGTGATAAAAGATTGAAGGAGTTCAATGAGATCATGTTCGGAAGTCCTCCGTTGAAAAATAAAGTTGTAATTGTAAGGAGCATAAAAGATTATGATTACAGCGCCTATAGAAAAGATATAAACGCATTGAATGAATATTTAAATAACGGTTGGAGCATTGTTAATCATGAGACAAATGAATTTGTACATACGTATATATTAGGTAAACCGTTGTCATGGTGTAAAGAAGGTGGAGAAAATGATGAGCGAAAAATCGAGACAGAATAGAAATAAATGGTATCTAGATCATGTAAACAAGTATTGTGTTTGTGTAAATAAAGATGAGGTTGAAGTTGTCGATTATATTGAAGGGCTATTGAAATCTAAAAAATTTAGTAAATATGTAAAAAATAAAATTAAAGAAGATTTGGAAAAAAATAAATAGTATGTTAATATTCTATTGTAAGGAATAAAGAACGGAAATCAGACATGGGTACCGGAATTACTCGTGGTGAAACATGCCGGTAACATAATTAGGAATAGTAATCTAGCTGGTAACACTTTAAACTTTACAACCTATATTTATAAAACCCTCTTTTAAGAGGGTTTTATTTTTCTATTGACTTTATAAAATTGATAGAATATATTTATAAATAGAAGGGATGTGTAAAAATGGAACGTGATGAATTTAGAAAAAAGTTTACGGAAGTGTTAACGGTTGAAGATCAAGCGGAACGTTCGACAATGTTGAATGATATGCGCGCGGAAGTTGAAAAAACTTACAAAGAGTTAGATGATCTAAAAGCTGAAAACACAAAATTGACTGAAAAGAATACTTCGTTAACGGAAGCAAACTCAAAGTTATTTATGCAAATTGGCGTTGAAAAGTCCGGTGATGGAAAGCCGAAACATATAGAGCCAATTGACTTAAGAAAATTAGGCATTTAAAATGAAAGAGGTGATTAATTATGCCAAGAACAACCGCAAAAGATGTGACTAAAACATTACAGACAGATTTAGGTATGGACCACGAACCGGATGGTCAAGAAGTAGCTAACGCAATGTATCGTGCAGCTTCTCCAAATTTCCAGTCAACAATTGGAGACCCTAATGAAGTTTCATCATTAGAGTTTGTGAATGGATTATTAGAATATCCGGATACTTTAGGTGTTGAGTTCATGAATTTAGCAACTCGAATTGGTAGAGTTATTGCGCATAGAAATATTTTACGTAATAAGTTAGCTCCATTTAAAATGGCTAACATGGCATTAGGCTACACGATGGAGGAGTATTTTGTTGAGTGTGCAAAAGAGCATGCCTATGATCAAGCCGACGCGGAAAACACATTATTTAAACGTGAGTTGCCGGATATTAAAACAGCATTTTATGTTGTTAACCGTAAGTCATATTATCCAGCAACAATTACAGATGATGATATTCGTAAGTATTTTGTCAGCTGGGACGGTGTAAATAGTTTGATTGCTCGTATTGTTGACTCTATGTATAATGGTGATAACAAAGATGATTATAACTATATGAAATCTGCTTTAGTTACACATTATGAAAATGGATTAATGAAAATCGTTAATACAAGTGCGGTAACAGATACTGAAACTGCTAAAGAGTTAGCTCGTAAAATTACAGAATATGTATCTTACTTAACTGAGCCTACTAATGAATATAACGCTATGGCTGTTACAAAGCAAAATGACTATGAAGATATTTACGTTATTTTAAACGGAAAATCAAATAGTTATTTAAACATTGAATGGTTAGCGCAGACATTCCAATTAGAATTTGCTGAGTTTAAAGCACACGTGTTAGTATTACCAACTTTACCTAGTACAACACAAGGAACAATTGAAGCGTTAGTTGTTGACAGTGAAATTTATAGAGTATTTGATCAGAAATATTCTGTTGGTGTTGCATATAATGCTAAGGGCTTATATTGGAACTATTTTTTACATCATTGGGAAGGTATTGCGACAAGTCGCTTTGCAAATGCGATTGCGTTCGTATCCGGAACTGTAGAGGAAAAAGTTACAGCAATTTATTCTAATCCTCAAGTTGTACAGGTTAAAAAAGATGGTAGTGTAACAGTACCATTTACAGTACAGACTAATGGTTTGAATGCACCTATTAGCTTAACGGCAACATCAGGCGAACCTACTATGGTTAGTGCTACATTAAGTGATGATTTAAGACATGTAACCATTAAAGGATTATCAGCAATTACTAGTGAGGGTTTAGCAACTGTAACTATTAAAGATACAAATTCTAATGTTACATGTAATATTAAGGTTGTTTATAACATGTAGTTGTGTTATAATATAGGTATCATGAGTAGGACATGAGACCCCTCCTTTCTATTTAGGTAAATTGCAACTTAGAAAAAAGAGTTATTAATTTAACTCTTTTTTCTTTTTATTTAAAATTAGTTGAACATTCAACTATTTTTTATTATGATAGAAAAAGAAAGAGGTGATTAAAATGAAAATTATTCTAGTGGCATTGGTTTTTAATGGTTTGGACCTTATTACTGGAATTGTTGGAGCAATTAGAGACGGCGAACAAATTAAGTCTAGTAAATTAAGAGATGGATTATTTAAAAAAGTTGGTTTTATCTTTTGTTACACATTAGGTATCGCTATCAATTATGCTGAAAGTTATTTAACTCTTCCGTTTGGTGTGGATTTAGTGCCGGTTATTTGCACATATGCAATTATCACAGAAGTGGTTAGTATTGTGGAAAACATTTCTAAAATCAATCCTGATATTCTACCTGAAAAACTAAAAGAATTAATTGGATATAGTGAAGGAGGCGAGTAATATGGGTATTATTGATGATGGTAAACTACAAAATATTTTACCGAAATACAGTGAGTTAAAATTAAATGGTAAAAATTTAGCACAGCAATATGTCAGCGCATTCAATACAGGTATGAATATTTACCAATGTGTTAATCAATTACAGGGTTATATTGAATGGACCGTGCAAGCTGTAAATGATGTTGTTATTCAGTGGAATGAAAATATTGAGAAAAATTTAGAAAACACTATGCAATATGTAAGAGATCAATTACCTAGTTTAGTTGATGAACGCATTGAGATTGCAATCAATCAATTACAAGATAAATATAATACTACTCTAGAGAAATTGGACAAAGAACAGAAAGCACAGGCAACTCAAATATTGAATATTAATAGTCAATTGGTAACAATTAATAATGAAATTACTAGTTTAAAAGAATTGTGTAATACAATGCAATCAAGTATTCAAAATAATTTAACACAGATTAATAATATTAAAGAAGATATTACAAATGTTAAAGAAGATATTATGAACATTAAAAAAGGTGCTACACCAGTAGCCAGCGAGGGGGGTATTTAAATGTATACTTTAAAATCTAATAATATCAAGCATGAGCTTTTAGAGAAAAACGATATTAAAATTGAATTAATTTCTAATTTAACATGTTACGATACAAACGGTACATCATCACCTATTGATAGTAACTTTATGGATGTTAATGAGATTAAAAATAAATATGATATATTGCTTTTAAACCTTTATTTCACTGATAGTGGTTATGGTAAAAGTAAAATACTTGGAAATTGTATATACCCAATTAGCTTGTTTGATGATTTACCTGTTGAGTCAAATTATAAAGGTATAGGGTTTATGGCAGCGGATTATATTTCTTCTGATAGTACAACCGAAGGCAATTCTCGTAAATATTCAGTTTCGTTATTAAAAACGGGTCCGGATAAGATACTTGCACGCTGCACCGCTAGTGATGTGAGAGGTCTTTTATATGGTATTAAATTATAGCTAGATTTAAGTCTAGCTTTTTTAAAATTAGAGGTTAATATAATGAATAATAAATGTGAATATAATAGTATATATAAAATGAAAAAACCGGAAGATATTCCATATAGTCTACCGGAAGGTTTAAGTGTTTATTTTTATATCGAGTTTTACATGCAAGCTATGCACATTTTAAAAAATGTAGATTATGAGCGTTATAATATATGTAAATATAAATTAAGAGAGTTAGTAGAATTAGAGGAGGAATTAAATTTATGAAACCAGGGCAAAAACTAGTACATGATGGCCATGAGGTTTGTTTGTTTCCTATGGAAACAATGAATATTACGCAATGGTCAAGCCCACAAAGTTTATCACACTGCTGTGGACATCCATTTGATAATGCGATTAGTGGACAGGTTCGCGTACCTGTATACGCTCCTTTTTCTTGTCATCTGTCATATAGTGATAGTGTAGGTAATACACGCGCATATAGTTCAGATAATCCCGTTTGGACTCCTAACGGGTTAAGCTATGTAACAGTTAGTTTTACCCATGACCCGAACCCACCAACCTCGACAAGATACGCGCAAGGTGATTTAATTTACCATACAGGAACTGCGGGCTATGCAACTGGTGACCATGTTCATATAGATCAAACTTTTACCCAAAATGCCGGTTTAGTCTATTATGGTGTAACATGTAATTATGAAAATCAATGTTATGCGTTAAGTGGCTCAGTATTACCAACACAAGTATTTTATGTAAATGATACAAATATAGTTAACGGTTATGGACAGGATTGGAAAACTTTCGAAGGCGGAGATCCACCAACACCACCAACACCACCCGAACCAAGTTACAAATATATTAAACATTATTTTATTTTAGATGGTTTAGGAATTGATTTAGGCTTTTATAAAACGAAAGAAGAGATCAAACCCGAACCGCCAACACCAACAGCCGAGTGGATCATACCAGGTGATATTAATAACACAAGACCGCTTACAGAAGATGAATCTAAACAAAATTGGGTTGCATTTTGGCAGTTTTTCAAGACTAAAGGTTGGACCGCAAATGCAGTTGCTGGTATGCTAGGAAATGCTTATTTTGAATCGACTGTTAACCCGAATCGGTGGGAGAGTGATATACCTTTTGCACAACCGGTAGCGTCTAGAGGTTATGGGCTTGTTCAGTGGACTCCTTGGACGAAAATAATTGACTGGCTAAAAGAAAAGGGATATTATCCGGATGTTTCTAAGTTTGGAGTTGGTGAATGTGAGCGAATCCAATGGGAGATGGAAAACGGAGCGCAATGGATAGCAACATCAGACTATCCCGAAAGTTTCGAAAGCTTTTCAAAATCAACCGCCGACCCTTATACATTAGCGATTGAATTTTTAGCGAATTATGAAAGACCAGCCGACCCTAACCAACCAACGCGTGGCACGAAAGCCCGTGAAATTTATGATTATATTAAAGATAAATAGTTGAACTTTCAACTATTTTTTAATAATATAAATTTATAAAGGAGATGATTAAGATGAGTATAGGAGTCGTAAACAGTCAATTTACGCCACAAAGTAAAATTTATTTGTTAAAGGGTTTGGAAATTGACGCAATGAATAATACATTTTGGGGTGCATTCAATACAACAGAAGAGCAATTTAACTTTTTCATGGATAATTATGAGCATGTTGTTTTTGAAAATTACACATATCAAAGAAAAGATGGTACTGTGGTTGTACCAGGTTTATATGATGAATTACGTTTATACAATTATATGATCTATAGAAATGGTGATACAGGCAACAAATCAAAATGGATTTATTGCTTTATTACAAGCTTAGGTTATCTGAATGATAACGCTACTAGTATCAGTTTTGAAACGGATGTTATACAGACATGGCGGTTTGAGATTGAAAATAACTTTATGGAGTCGTACATAGCATATGAACATAGACCACAATACTATAAGGAAAGTTCAGACGATAAACGCAAACCTTGTATCAATACACAGCCTGAGAACTTGGAAATCGGTACGGACCTTATAGCTGAAGATGTGATGAGCCTAAACCCTATGGGTTACGTGAGTTTTGCTGTAATTGGAATGACATGCAAAATGGATGGTAGTGATACTTATACGTCAGGAACTTTGGGAGCACCTAGCCAAGTTAACTATTATATACTGCCATATTCTAGAATTACAGGTGTAGGAATTACTAAACTAAAAAATACGAGTGATCAAGATTTATCAATAAGCAATATAAGCACCATTTTAGACGCGATTCGTAAAGATGAAAAATTAGTCGGTAAATGCGTTTCTATTGTTATAACTAACTATATCCCTGGACTCGCTTTTGTAAATAATGCGTTAAGAATAGTTAAAGAAAATTTTACTATTGTTGGTGAAGGTAGCTATACTATGTTAAAATATGGTGCATTTGGTTTTAGTAAAATGAGCGATAATGATACTAGTCAATTCGTTAAAACGGATATTATGAATGCTCCACTTCGTTTTTATCCTGAAGTTATTAAAAATACTAAAATATTATGGTATCCTTATTCCTATCTATTAATAAGTGATAACAACGGAACGAATAAAATTTTTAAGAACGAGTTGTGGGACAATTTTAGCGCAATTCAATTCGCGTTTGTTGGAAGTCCTAACAGTTCAAAATTAAATATTGTACCAGTCAATTATAAATTAAATAAAACCACCAAAACAACAAACGACGTACTTATGAACCTTGATAACTCTTTTGAGTCACAATATGAATGTAGTCTGCCAATTATAAGCGATCAGACGGCGCTTTTAATGCAATCCTCTAGAAACTCAATGAATGTAGGTTTATCAAATATTCGACGTACGAATGAAACAAATTCAGCGATAGCAAGCGCTACAGGTAATGCGTTAAGCGCTCAAACTTCATTACAAAATAATTTGAATTTAAGTGTAACATCTAGAAACACAAATTTAGCTAGTAATTTGAATGATTTACAGAACAAATCAAACATGATAAACGCTAGTTTTAGTGCAATCGGTGGATTAAGTGGTGGTATTACAAGCGCTTTAAGTGGTAATATTGGTGGTGCGGTAGGTAGTCTAGTCGGAGCTGGTTTAGGTATTGGACAAACCGCCATGCAAAACCAAATCAATACGAAACAAACCAATTTACAAAACGCAAATGCTCTTGCAAATGCAAATGCACAAGCAAGTGCTAGTACACAATCAACCGCAATCAGCAATCAATTAAGAGAGTTAACAACACGTTATCAAAATCAAACCAACATTCAGAATGCTATGGATAGTTATAACGCTCGAATTCATGACGCACAAGCTACCGCTGACAGTGTTGTAACAGGATCAAATGACGTGTTAAGACAAACAGCACTAGATTTAAACACATTAGTTTTATATGCATATAAACCAACACAAGAATACCAGGATAAAATTAATAAAATATGGGACATGCGAGGATATGCAACAAATACAATAGACTACCCGAACTTGCATACACGACAAAATTGGAACTATATACAGACTGTGAAATGTAACATTAAGGGTGAAAATATCGACCCGAGCGACCTAGAAAAAATCAAACGTGCATTTGATAATGGTATTACTCTTTGGCACACCAAAGATGTAGGAAATTATGAATATCGTAATGGAGAACGCTACACGGCTGATATGGTTGATAAATATGGAAATTATAAAGAAAAGAAAGTGCATTAATATAAAAGGTTGACGGTTCAACCTTTTTTATTTAACATATAGATAAAGGAGATGATTAAGATGAATTTATTAAATGACACTAGCACATTTACAGACTACTGTAGAAATGCAGTAGACATTGCAACAATGAATAACAATGAAGCGGATTTTATTTATTACACGTATTTGCAAATGTTAAGTTTAAATATGTTTAAGTATAAAGACCTTCCTGAATCTATTAATACATTCTATTTAGAGTATATTTTACAAACGCGTGGTTACATTGGTTTTTATGAAGATGAAAGACTCGGATTAATCTGTAGTGAAATCACATTAGGGGGTAAATTAAACCACTATCAAATGCCAACCGAATATTATACGGTTTCAACAAGTCCACTTATTAGAAAAACGTTAAATAGTAATGAATGTGTAGTTATGAAAAACAGTCCTTTATACGTTGGATTGTTTCCATATTTAAATTTTTATGCTAAAAAATTAGCTTTAACAAGTCGCACTATGGACCAAAATTTAACAATGCAATGGACCCCGTACATTATCACAGGCGATAAACGTATGCTACAACAGTTCAAAGTGTTTATGAAGAAAATCTTGCAAGGTGTGCAAACGATCTTTACCTCAAAAGGATTCAGAACGGAAGATATTAATGTACTACAGACGAACGCACCTTTTATTGCCGACGAATTACACGGCATGAAACAAGCGATTTTAAGAGAGTGTATGACGTTCTTAGGCATTGAAAATGCCAACATGGACAAAAAAGAAAGATTAGTTTCAGATGAAGTTAATGCAAACAATCAACAGGTTATCGCGTCTCGTAATATTTGGTTAAGCGAACGTAAGAAAGCGATTGAGGAATTAAACAAAAAATTCGGGTTAAATGCGAGTGTTGAATTTGCACCTTACGAAGATTACGAGGAAATCATGAAACTAATTGAATTAGATTCAAACACAAGTATTAAAGATTTTAACATTAATAAAAACTTGGATGTTAAAGAAGGTGATGACAATGATGAATAAATTAAAAGTACCTAACTATTTATTGACTTTACAAAGTCCTGTACTTGCTGAAAATACTGAAACAATATGTGGTGTATGCCACAATTTAGCATTAACAGAATTAATTGATTCTCAATATGAATTAAGCGATATGGAAGTGTTAGAGATCGCACGAAAAAAGATTTTCGATTTTAACTATCCTTTCTATGATGATGTTGAAAAAAGAAAAGCTTTTGAAACCGGTATTTTAAAGCACTTTTGGTTTGACGAAATCGGACAGGAAACTTACGCATATTGGAAGTTCGAACTTCAACATTGGTTTGAAATTAATATGGATAGATATTATACGTTGTTTAAAACTATTCCATTTCAAGATCAGGATGACCCAACGGCAAACACGAATTATACGGAAACATATACACGTGATAGTCGAGGTAATACACAAGCCAGCGGAGAAGATACAAGTATTGCATTACAATCTGTAACTCCTGAAGGACGTATTGACATTAATACAAATGATTATGTTAATAATATCGCTAAGACAATTACCAAACCAAAAAGCGCAAATGATACAACAGGTCATGAAGAATATAGCTTTAAACGTAAAGGTAATATCGGTATTCAGACATTGGCGGAGGTTTTACAAGGTTCAAGACGTGCGGTTATTACCATCGAAAATGAGTTATACGCGGAGCTACAGGAATATGGATTATTTTTCAATATTTTTTAGTGGAGGTGATTAAAATGAATATTGATACAAATAAATATTATAATTACAGACAGAAAATGATAGGTAAAAGAGTTGATAAAGATGGATATTATGGTTGTCAATGTTGGGATGGCTATATGGACTATTGTCAATACAATGGGTTTAAAGGCGCAAATTGTACAACTAGTGGTTATGTAAAAGATATTTGGGAGAATAGAAAAACAAATGGAATGTTAACACATTGCGTTGAAACAACACAATTACAACCAGGAGCAATCGTTGTTTTCAAAGTCGTACCAGGTGTCACACCTTATAGTCATATTGCAATTTTTGACAGTGACGTAAACGGATCATATGGTAGATTCTTAGGTACAAACCAACACGGAAATAATGAAGGTTTTAATATTATTACACTTCCTTATTCAGCTATGTATTCTACTGTATTTATTCCTAAAAATATGATATTAAATGAAACTACAGAAAATATTTTAAATTATATCCCTAGTGATTTTATCAGAGAAAAAGCAACATTCTACCCTAGTTGTACAATCAAAATAAGAAAAGCCCCAAGCTTAAAGGGTGTTGATACAGGTTTATATTATAAACAAGGTATGCATGTTAACTATGACGGATATGTTAAGCGTGAGGGTTATTGCTGGATTAGTTGGATTGGTTCAGATAACTCTAGACGTTGGATGGCTTGCGGTGAGTTAAACCGAAACGGATATAACACCACACCGTACGGAGTATTTAAATGACACAAACAATAGATTGGTACAGTCCAACGAACATAAAATCATACAATAAATTTTTAAACTTTATTATTGGTGGTCGTGGGATTGGTAAAACTTACGGATTCAAAAAAGACTGTATTAGTCGCTATAAGAAAAAAGGAAAACAATTTCTTTATCTGAGAAGATACAAAACAGATCTTAAAAAAATAAAGACATTTCTAAACGACCAAATTGGAAACTTTAAAGATGATGAATTTAAAATAACGGGTGGTAGTAATTTTACCACCTTTTACATAAATGGGTGTGAAATGGGTTATGCAACATCCTTAACATCATTTACGAGTTTAAAGTCAACAAGTTATGTAGATGTGGATACAATTATTGTGGACGAGTTTATACCCGAAAAAGCTGGATTCAACGCATATATTCCTAATGAAGTTGAAATTCTATTAAATATTATCGACTCTATCTTTCGACAAAGAGAAGGCCATGTGTATTTATTGGCTAACAATGTGAGCATTGTTAATCCATATTTTAGCTACTTTGGTATTACACCAAACCCCGAAAAAGAGTTTAATACATTTAAAGGTAATGATTCTGTCGAACAAATTATAGTACAAATTTGTCATAGCGATTATAAAAAAGGAAACAAAGAAAAATCGAAATTCCATAAATTGATATCGGGTACAACGTATGGAGATTATAACGCTGGTAACTTTGCTTATGATACAAATGATTTTATTAGGAAGAAAACAAATGTGTGTGATTATTTATGTACACTATATTACAATGATGTTTATTATGGTACTTGGATTGATATGAACACAGGATATGTATATATCAACCAACAGATTAATAAGGAATACGGGTATTGTTATTCTATTGGCAGTAACAATCGTGAAAATATGATGATCGCTAAACTTTGGCGTAAAGACCAACGTTTGAATATACTAGTGAGATCATATAGAGAAGGTTGCGTTTATTATAACAACCAAGAAACGAAAAGATTATTAAGCTATATACTTAGTAAATATTAAAAGAGTGATATTAATTATCACTCTTTGTTTTATAAAAATCTTTAAAATCATGTTTATTTACTGTATATAAATAATAATCATGGTTAGTACCATATTTATTATAATACTTAATATACTCATCATAAACAATTCTATAATCTTTAGAATGCACAACAATTAAACCGTCAAATGTAAAATAAAATTCCAACTCAATTTTAATATCATTGTTCATGTTTATCACCTACCAATTCTCAACATACATTTGAATAAAATAGTTGTGGATGTATTCGTGTTTAATAACTCTAGACCTTAAAAGGTAGTATTGTCTATAACTAATCAAACCTTGATTATAATAGGATTGGATTAGATTCTCACGCTCAGTATCACTAGTGATACCGAGCGTTCTATTTAACTCATTAATCAGACGACTAAGACTAGTGTAGTTGTTCATGTTAATCTGCTAACTATTCTTTACAATTCGGCAAACCTCTTTAAGATTATCACTGATTAATTCATTCAATTCAAGATAAGATTCAAAATCTACGTCTTTATCGTTATAAATGTCTTGAATTGTTTCAATACAATCAATATTATAATTAGATAAAGATTTTAATACATTTGGTAATTCATGTAAACCACTAATCTCTTTCAAAACTCTACCATGTTCGTTTTGAATATACTCTTTATATTTTTCTTTTGTCATATTATGACCCTCCTTCATTTCACT